CGAGGTCCGCTTTCAGGATGTTCTGATTACCGGATCCATCGATAACAATGGCCTCGGGCTCCATCGACTTGAGCAGTTGAACGATCCAAGCGTTACCACTTCGTAGTGACTGGCAATCGATTGCCTCGAAGAATATCTTGCCGTCGTTCGTTTTAGATGCGACCGATACAGATGCGGATTCCTTCGAGAACTTGACCCCGACGAATAACCGATCAGATATCTTCGGGACCTTCTCGCATTTGAGCGCCTCCCATTCAGTGATGGATATCTCTGATTTAAGATTGCTCTCTGACCAATAACCAAGACGCTGGATGTTGAAGTCGAGCTCGTCCGATTTATCTTCCGCTCTGATCTTACGCTCTGACAACTGATAGCCCATTGCCGGATTGCATTCGTACCATAAGTCGATATCGTTGCAATCCGCTTTGTGTTCAGTCGACCATTCTGCCCATCCAGTATCTTCCGTCTTACCGGCGAGGCAATCGCCTCGAAGTTTCGGAAATATCGTACCCGCTGATACGATGGTCGGAGGAGTACCACAGAGTATTATCTGCGGATTATCGCTGTCCGATACCACGTACTGCAGTGCACTCTGTTGGTCGTCGGTGTATTCCTGTGCCTCATCCACGATCAGCGTGTCGAAGCCTTCTCCGATACCGCCTTTTGATGTCCTCGTTCGGAAGTCCACCGTGCCGCCCGTATCGAGTAACTTGATCCGCTCAAGTCCGAACTGCTTCGAGTAGGTATACGCTTTGTCGTAGATCTCGTCTCGACTTATACGTTGTATCTCTTCGTAGCCCATGTCTTTGAGCAGATTCGCAAGTCTCAGTGATGCGGATGATGATGTGGTCGTCCTGTGAGCCGTGTGGAGCGTCTTGCGTCCATCAAATAAATCATCCAACTCGATGATTGTCAGGATCTCGCCCTTGCCGTTACGTCTTGGTACTTCATAACCAAACTTCGTATGGGCGAATAATCCATCTTCATTGGTCGCCCTGATGTCGTAAACTAATGCCGATTGCCAGGGCTGTGCTTTTCTGCCTGTCGATTGATATAGTTCAATGGCTCTCTCTCCGAGAGTCTCGGTGTAAGGAAGTACAACGGAGCTTGTGGGAGTTTGGCGTCCATATCTGACGTCCATCCCGCACCTCCGTTATTTATTCCTTGCCGCCTTGCGTATTCTTTGTTCAAGCGTGTCCGCACGAGTATTCCACAGGTCCCCCCTTCGGTCGATGTCGCCCTTCATCAGCGCGGTGATCCGTCCCTCTGCCTTAGCGTTCGGGAAATATTCTACCCTGCATCGACAGCCTTTGTGCCTCGCGTATACTCGGTTCGGTTCTTTGCCGTACTCATACCGTCCAGCCAATTCGTAGCACCAATCTGTGTGCTTTGTGTCATGGCTCGGATATGAACCCGACCATGTTCGGACGATAACAGGCTTGAGCCCCGCCTTCGCCTGGAAGTCCGCGTTGTATTTAACGATGTCGTCCACCATCTCCATCAAGAATGAAGGAATGGAATCCTTAATCTCGTTCGGGATGTTCTCCACATCGACCGCAGCCAATTCCGTAGCAAGCGCCTCAACCCTCGCCTTCGGATACTTCGTTGTCATTGGTTTTAGCCCGATCTGTGCTGCGTCGTTCAAATTCTGCTGTGCAGTCTCCGAGACCATCGAGACGATATCGTGTCCCGCTCTGGCATACGCTTCGAGTTGCTCTGGCGAATACCGTGTCGCAAGTTGTCGAGCGATTTCGTCACCCAGTATCTCGGCGATGCCTTCCGCTTGTTCGTAGGTGCCGACACCCGCGTCGAGTTGTCGGATCATCTCCCACATCTGCGGATTCTCTTCCAGTGCGTCCACTATCTCATGCAGTACATTTTCTTCCATAAACACCTCCCTGCTTTAACCGGAGCAGTGCCGTATCATTGGCATTTATATTCCCATCAAATCCTTGAGCTTATCTTCGGTGAAGTAGTCAGGGAATGATTGCTGAAGTTTGATTGCTGCATCGCCTATTCCAGACATTGCCGATGAATCCGGTTCGAATACCGGCTCCCATTTTGGCTTGGTCAGATAGAACTGATTGCGCTTGTAGGCCTGTCCATCACGAAGACACGCAGCGAGATATCCAGCGTTGAGGAATCCACTGCCGAAGGACCTTTGCGCTGCTCTCGCCTTGAGCCTCAAGTTTTCGTGTGATGCCTTTATCGCCTCGGAGCTTGCCGGATTACCTGATGCGAATCCGAGGTCCTCCAATGTGAGTCCAGTCTCGCCGGCGAACAGACCCGCAAACATCTTCAACTGATCAATGTGAGGTGTCATGCTCTGCTGTGAGAACTGTCCGATCGTCGGTTTGTCTCCATCAGCGTCCTTTGTAATCTCGAGCACCGTACTCATCGCTGCAGTCCACTTGTCTATTGGCTCCGCTTCTGGATCTGTTCCGAGAACATACTTCTGCGGGATCGAATAGAACTCCGCCGAAATCTCCGAACGCTTTACAGTACGCATTGCGGAATCCACGATGCTCATGCACGCCCTGGATATCTGTGAGTGACCAAATGGCCTGATTGCGTCGGGCCTGTTGATGATTGGAACCAACAGCGGATACGGCACGTTGTATTCATATATCTGAACACCACGAGAATCCGCTCTGCGATATTCCGTTCTGCCCGGGAGGAAGTACGCTTCGACTGTTGGCTTTCCGTACTTGTCTCTATCCAGTACGGCATATCCTTCTTCGAGCATCCCCGTGATCGGATCAATCGTTCCTGTCGCATTCAGTCCATCCACAACCTGCAGACGCGGATATCCATCAGCATCAGGACTGATATAAATGAAATCGCACGAACTGATCAACGCGCCGAGGATCGCGCTCGAAAAAAGCACGTCTGGATTATTCATTGCGTAGATCTGATTGATGTTGAAGTTGTCATCCACGAACTCCCTGAACACCAAACGGTCCGCCATCGAGTCCACTGCCTTCGAGCACCAGCCGAGACAATTCATCCAACTCCTCAGTTTTGGAGGTGTGCTGATCTGGAAGTCCACTGCGAGATGCTTCATCTCATAGTAGTCGTATCTCGTCCTGATCCGGCTGCGCTTCGAGTTCAGTTTAGCCCTCAAATATTCCATTCCGTAAATCATATTTACTCCTATATGTTTACAATAACTAATTATCTGCGAGATATATGCCCAGTGACGGCGTGAAGATCGGCCGCCCCAGAGCAACGGGGACCATGCCCCGATATAAAAAATATTTTTTTATTTTTTGGAGGCCTGACCTCCACATAAAAACGCAACTAATTACTTCTTGTCGCTCTCAGCGGGTGAGAACACCAGTCGAATGTTGCTGGCAAAACCCTGTTAGATATGACCTGCTTTTGTGCCGTCTCTTTTGTCGGTACAAACTTGTCACTTTTCTGCCGGTTGCAGCATCGATGTGCTAACTGTAAGTTCTCTATGTCCGAGGGGTGCCCACCTTTAGCCAGGGGAATGATGTGGTCTATGGTAGGACTAAGTGGGTGGGGGTATTTCAAATTGAAGTCCACCGGTTTCCCACAGATACCACAGACCGACTGTGTGGCGAAAATCCGCTTCTTATTCTTTTCGAATTGGGCTCTGTGTCCGACGCCCTTGTCTAATCGCTGATTCGCCATAATTATCACCAACACAAAAGGACGAGTTGCAGCTCGTCCTGATGTGATCCTTATGTTTCAATCTAACTAATGGAGGTTCGGAGGTCTGCCCCTTGCTGATCTCCTGCCTACACTATAAAAGCCCTATAGTATAAACTTCAATCTACTCTCAACGATACCGAGCGCTCGCTTATGCACCTTGTGAACGCCCTGCCACGAATAATGCACGAGGATACAGATCTCTTCCCACTTGCGGAGATTGACGTACCGCTCCACCAGCACATCTCCCTCGATGCCATCAATGTCATATATCAGCTCGAAGACTTCCTGGCGCTTCTCTATGGCATCAAGTTCCGCCTCTATCCACTTAAGCCTTTTGTCAGCGAGTCTCAGCGCTTTGTCTTCCGTTGGCTTTGATATTCCGTTGCCGTGTGGCATGCCGTCATTATCTGATGCTGATCTGATAGCATCGATGAGCTGCTGTTCTTTCTCATATTCCGCCCTGAGCCGTTTGGCTCTGCGGTCAGCATATTCATATTGCTTTAGATATTCTTTCGCAGTCATAGTCTCCTTTTCCCTTAATAACCGGAGCGAGGCGTTGGTTGATAATTGTTAGGTTTTCTTATGAAGTATCTTGAGGATATGTTGACCCCGCTCCGTTATTGCTCACAGAGGATGGACGTGTCCGAAAAATAGAGTTAAACAAGAAGAAAAGAGCTTGTGTTCTGTTTAGTGATAGCTTGCTTATGTCCGCCCTCTGCTGTTGCCTTAGTTAGTCTCTGCCGTTTATCGGCACTACTTCCAGCTCGTAACCAAGAGCCCTGAGTATGGCCTCAATGGATTTGATATTCCCAAAGCCAGTGCCCTCGATACGGCTGATGGTCTTGTGGTCAACACCGCTCCATGCTTCCACATCACGCTGTGTGTAGCCTTGCTTGGTGCGGATGTATTTGATTATCTCTCCAATGTCTGGCATTGTTTCTCCTTTGTAAACTGTAGTTAGCAAAACTGCCCCTAAAAATGCAAAGTACAGTTATCACTTTTTAAGTGTGTAGTAGATGTCTGCTACCAAGAGCAGAATTAACGTCAGCACTACATCTGCATAAATCATTGCGTCCTCACTTTCTTTTGCGACCGCTCCCACCAATCCTCTTTTAACAACTCATAGAGCGAAGAAACTCGGTCGCTTGCAGAGTGACCTCAATCCAACTCTGCCCCGTGTCTGCGCCACAACACACTATTAGTTTGTTAAGGACACGAATGTCCGTAGCAACAATTTTGCGACTATGCTCCCACCTGCTTGCCCACTCACAAAGGATTACCGCCCTTTGCTCAAAATCAGCATTTAGTCGCTGTGGCTGTTCCCTATAGACGCTCCCACTTATTCAGTGCCGACCATCGGAATGGTCTTGTTGCGCTTAAACTCGTCTTCGGCTCTCGTCAGAGTTAATCCGTACTTGTAGGCTCGGTCTATCGAAGTGCGCCCATTATGCGTTTACTTGAGTTTTTCGCCTCTCAAACCACCATTAAGGTTGCCACACTGCCTATCACGGAAACCTATCGCCACACCCTACACACCGTCTGTGCCTCGCTTGGCAAGGGATGTTGGAATCGAACCAACGATATGGAGACCAAAACTCCATGCCTTAACCACTTGGCTAATCCCCTACAAACGCCTACGATCCGTAGGCGCTTGGTATCATTTTGCTAACAAGTCTTGAACCGCATCATCGAAGCATTGGAGTACCATATCCATATCCGTTTCGCAGAATACTGCATATGTGCTACCATCATCTTTATATCCGAATATGGCTTGGTTATAGTCCTTTCTTCGTCTATCGTGATGTGGGCTGTCTTGCGTCATTCGTTTGATAAACTGGTTTCGCAAATCCACGAATTTCATTATTTCTTCCATATCTTCCTCACTTCCACCCACAATCCGTCTGCCTCGGTCTGAAGCCTTGACACTTGATGGTTTCACATTGCCACTCATGTGCGATGTACTTCCAATGCTCACATCCGTTGCAATCCGTCTGCGGAGTATCGGCTACCACTACCTTGTGTCCGTTCTTCAGCGTGTATTCCTTTATCTCGACTAATGGGCAATCATCGTCTATGCCCTTTTCCGATGTATTTCTTTCGCCTTTTACGGCACAGTACCCAAAGTCCTCAAATGGGCAAAGACCGCAATCTGTCGGCTTGTCCATTCCTCTAATAACTATGCTCATCACTCGCTCCTTTCCGTCTGCTTCCCCCAAGCACAGCCGTGTGTCCTTGTATCGTCCTCAAACGGCTTAAACGCTATGCCGTGTATTT